CATACTACAGCCTACATGAGATGCTATATTTTTAACCTCATTATGCTGCTTAGTGCCTATGTTGTTTACTCTTACATCTTTCTTATCCATACGCAAAATTAATAATTTACCGACAATATCGGCAAACCTTTGCAATGTTTTTTTTCGTAGCGTTATTTTACAAGCGAATGAAAGAAATAATACTATATAATTACCTCTATGACGCATCGGCTGCTAACTTTATAGCGCAGCTAGAGGCGTATAAAGATGAAGATGTAGTTATACGTATGAATACAGGCGGTGGCAGTCCTGAAAGTACATTTGGTATGATTGCCAAACTTTCAGAACGTACCAAAGCAACTAAAATAAAGGTTGACGGTAAGGCACATAGTATGGGTGCATTTATGTTAGCTTATACCCAAGATAACGAAGCGTTAGATGTATCGGAAATATTAGTACATCGGGCTGCTTATCCATCATGGGTAGAAAAAGACCCTAACATAATGACTGCTGAAATGTGGGCATCATTAAACAGGGTTAACGGTAAATTACGTGAGGCGTTAGAAGCTAAGGTTAATACTACTTTGTTTCAATCTATTACAGGCAAATCAATGGATGATGTGTTTTCTACTGATACCCGAATAGATGTATTGCTTACAGCGAAACAAGCGAAAGAAATAGGGCTAATAAATAAGGTGGTAAACATTACACCTACAATGCAAGCGGAACTAAAAGGGCATTACGCAATGGCAGCACAATCGGGCTATGAAGTAATGCCGTTCGCAATACCTGAAATAAAAGAGGCTAATACAACAATAAAAATAAAAAACAATAAAATGACAGTAACAGAATTAAAGGCACAGCACCCAGAATTGGTAAATGCTATTCTTGCCAGCGAGCGTGATAGAGTTAATTCATTTATGGTATTTGCGCACCTTGATTTGGAGGCTTGCAAAAAAGGTATCACAGAAGGTAGCGCACTATCTGCTACACAAATGGCAGAATTTAGCCTAAAAGCAGCACAAGCACAGTTTATGCTTAATGCTGAAAATGGTAGCCCTGCAAGCGTAACACCTGCAAAGGTTGAAGCCCCAGCAACTACAGAGGCTAAGCAAGAAGAAGATTTTTGGAAAGAGGCAATCGAAAACGTAAACTTAAAATAATTTAATATCATGGCAAATCCGCAAATAGCAAATTTTGATACCTCGAAATTATTTCTAGGTCGCAATTATTACGATACCGCTACATTTACTAATGCAAGTGGTAGCGAAGTTACAATAGCCGCAGGTCGTTTGCTCGGTCGTGTTGGTTCTAGTAACCTTATAGCACTACAAGACAAAGACAATACAAACGGTTCACAAATACCACTAGGTGTATCTGCTGATACTTTTGTAGTAGCTAACGGTGCAAGTGCAACTATTACCTATTGCATAGCTGGTAGAGTAGCAAGCGAGTTGTTAGGTTTTGCGTCAGGCGAAACACTTGCAACAGTTGTAAACTATATCGGTACAGATGGTTCTAGCCCAGCAGGCGTAGCTACAGTGCCAGCAGGTACAATTAAAGATGTAATGCAGCGTTCAGGGTTTCAGATAATTACTTCTACTGAATTAACAGCAATCGATAATCCACAATCTTAATTAACAAAGTAAATAACTTATAAAATGGCAATACCCAGTTCATTAATACGGTCAACAATTACCACCAAGTTTTTAGCATTGTGGAAAGAGCGTCTACGCCCTACTACGTTCCTTGCTACATGGTTTCCCGACACTACCCCAACTGCTACACGTTACGTAAGTATCGAAGTACAGAGAGGTAAAGAAAAGATTGCAGTCGATGTACTTCGCAATGCAGAAGGCAATCATAACAAGTTTGAAAAGTCTACGCAAAAAGACTTCGACCCTACTTACTTTGATGAAAACTTTACAGTTGATTCATTGCGTATGTATGACCGTCTAATTGGTAGCGGTTCAGTTGATGCAGGTGTAGTAACTGCTATCCTTAATGAGGGTACAGAGAAAATGCAAATGCTTGCTGATAAGATTGAGCGTAGATATGAGTTGCAAAGAGCGCAAGCCCTACAAACAGGTATCGTAACTGCTACATCTACCGAAAACATAGATTTTCAGCGTAAAGCATCTATGATACTTGCTTACAATTCAGCGCACAACTTCGCAGACAATACAGTAAGTATATCATCTTTCTTAGGCACATGGGGCAGCCTTATGCGTTCAGTTGGTAAGGTTGGTACAGGTACATTTGATTTGTTGATGGGTTCATCTGCATATCAGGCAATGATAGCTAACACTAAGTTTCAAGCCGAAGCGGATATCCGTAGAATAGCACTTACAGACATTGTAAGCCCAGTTAAGAATACCGAAGGTGCTGATTACATGGGTATGTTTAGCGCAGGTACTTGCAACTATCGTATATGGGTTTATGACCAATATTATGAAGATGCAAGCGGCACACTACAGCCTTACATCGACCCAAAGAAAATAATCATACTGCCACCTAACCCAGCCTTTATGATGGCTTATGCAGGTGTACCACAGTTGATTGATGAAGATAACCCAGTAGTGCGTACAGGTAAATTCATTTACTATAGCTACACAGACGAGCGCAGACGTTCAAGAGTGTACGGTGTACAGTCAGCAGGTTTGCCAATACTACTAGAAGTAGACAAACTGTTTACAGCTACAGTACTAGCATAAGATAAATAAATACCTTAACTTTAATAGCCATGCCGTTAACAAATGGCATGGCTATTTTAAATTAACAAAACATGCAAAAACAATACAAGGTTATACCAATCGCAATAACAGGTAGTGGAAATAAAATACATTATGCAGGCGATGTAGTTACTCAAGATATGTTAGCTACCGATGCTGCTATATTGGTTAAAGGTGGGTATCTTTGCGAATTAGCCCCTGAAATAGTAGAACCAATAAAAGATACCAAACAGAAAAAACAAAGCAAATGAGCCTACTAGAATTGGCAAGGCGTGATATTGCAAACATTAGCAGTAACGCTAGTGGGTTCGGGGTATCTATGTCTTTCATTTCACCTGCCAGCCCACCCGAAACATGCACCGTTAACGGTTTGTTTTCTAGGCATCACATTGATGTAAATCGGCAAGGGGTAGCGTTCAATAATAGAATGGCACACGTATCAGTATCGGAAGATGTATTTGATGAAGCTAACTATACTATACGCAATGCAAACGGTGAGGTAGATTTTAAAGGGCATAAGGTTACGGTTGAGGCGGTGCAGTATGTTGTTAATCAGTGGTTTCCATCTGATACAGGTAGATTAATTACGTTAATATTGGGCAAGTATGGCACTTAATGGAGTAATAGCACCGCAGAAATATGAACTAATACGTGACCGTATCGGGGCTATACTATTTGCCGAATTTGCTAATCAATTTACACTTTCAGGCGGCACAACTCCCAACCCTGCATTTTATTGCGAGCGTATCATACAGTTTGACCATACCGAAGCACCAGCAGTAAATGTAACGCTACAACGTGCCGATTATGATAATCGTGATAGGCATCAAGTTAACGGCATATACTTGTTTACTATTGATGTTTATACGGCAGCACACGCCACTAATAACGTAAGGGGTGATTATCGTGGGGCGGTAGAAATGCACCGTATATTAGGTATGATAAGGGCTATATTTGAAAGCCCTGAATATAAAGAACTATTGTATGGTTTTGGTGTGCTTTGTAGCACAAAAATTAAGTCAATATCTATACCCGAAGCACCCAACAATAATGAAAGTGTATTTGAGGCTACAGGGCGAATAGAGTATGAGGTAACAGTACCCGAAACGGTTGAATTACAAGAGGGTGTACCACTTGAATTAGCTACTACAGTGGTTAAACTTTACAATACTGATAAGGGCTATTTATGGGGTGCAGAAAGCGCACCACCACCAAACCTATTTATAGATGAAATTGCAATTAATTACTTCATAGCAGAATAGAACGATATGCCAAATATTAAATTTTCAGAATTAAATACAGCTCCCGAATTTTCGGAGTTAGATTATATTGTTGGTATTCGATACAATGAAGAAACGGAACTATACGAAAACTATATCTATGAGGCGGCAGATGTAAAGGAATACGTAAAGGCACAGCTAAGGAAAATAATTACAGTTAGCGAAGATGGCAATTCAGTTACAAATGTAGCATTTGAGGGTAACAATGTACAGGCACTATTAACAGACAATCAAGTTTATATAAGAGATGTAGACTTTACGCAAGACGGAGATACAATTACAGGTATAATTATTTCATTTTACACATCACAAAAAATATTAGTATTGTTATGAGGATTATTATAGTAGCATTATTGCTAGTTTTATCGGTAGGTGCTAATGCACAGAGAATAGTGCCAATAGGTAACGGCAGAACAACAGATACAGGATTGATAGTTGGTAGTTTAAAGGTGGATAGTGTGCTAGTATTCCCAGCATACAGAACTACTAATACTAACATGGTGCTAGGGTTTGATTCAAGAGGTAAGGCGGTATTAAGGATAAACAATGATAGCCTTATTTGGGCTACTAATGCTTATGTAGATAGTGGATTGGCAAGCATATCAGCAGGGGCGGTAGATACCAATAACTACATATCATCTATTACCCGATTGAACAGGGAAATTGACAGCGTTAGTAACATCATTGACAGCAACAATACTATTATATACGGGAACATAGCCACATTGCAAAGTGATATAGTTACAATTGATAGTGCCGTTGGTGTTGCGTTTGGGGCTATATCCACCCTTTATGACACTAAAGCGGATAAGGATACATTAACCAATTTCCTTTTAAAATCCGATACCGCAACATTATCAAATCGGATAAATTTAAAGCAAAACTATTCAGATACTACAACATGGGATGCAACAAGATATTGGGTATCTACTCAAATACCGTCATTGGCGGGGTATGTACCATATACAGGGGCTACTACTGACGTAGACTTAGGTACACATGCCATATCGGCACGTACGGGCGTAATTAACAAGCCGTCAGGTAGTGGCACTGCATTATCAGTAACTAAGGGCGGTAGCGGTGAGGCTTTGACTGTTACAAAAAGTAGCGGTAGCGGTAATGCTATGAGTGTTACAGGTGGCGTTACGCAACTATCAGAACTACACACCACTACAGCAATAGCAGACGCATACATAGCAAGTGCTGCAACGTGGAATGCTAAGGGTACGGTAAGTAGTAT